TATAATTGTTATCTATAGTATATCGTATTAAGTATGTTAAGTAATTAATAATATATAATAATAGAAAGTCAAATGGAAATGGATGGAAGGGAAATGAATAAGGGGGCTGGGGAAAAAATATGGGCTTTGGGGGGAGGGGGTGGGGTGAGGGGGAGGGGGGATACGCAAAACCCCAATATTTACAATACGGGAAGTAAATATATAGAGTACTATGTGATTATCTTATTTGTAGAATAACAGTAAAATAATCTGAATGGCAACATTAACTCCAACATTAGCTTTAGTAAGCACAGACGCAACTGGTGATAGCTTAAGTATATCAGTAACTGATCAGTTAGCTATAGGTGCAAATAAAGTTAGATTAAGTAGAACATACTCACCAAATGACGTAGATCCAGGTGGTATACAAATATTTGATACTAATTTAGGAAAATCCTATGTATACGTTAAAAATGTGCATGCTTCACTTATAATATACTTAACAGCAGCGGCAGATACAGCAGAATCAGCCGCATGGATAGAGCTAGCAGCTGGAGAGTTTGCTTTCTTTCCTTGGGCTGGTGTAGCAGATATATTTGCTAATACTGGAGATAACGGGGCGGGTATAGCAACTAATGGATTAGAAGTAATAATATTTGAAGTATAAATAACAAAATATGGCACAATTAACACCTACATTAGCATTAACTAGTTCAGACACTGGATCTGATGCTATAAGTCTTTCAGTCACACCAGTTGGTGGACCTCAAGCTAATACTTATATAACAGTAGAATCTCCATCAGCTAATATAACAAGAGTGGCAACGGATGATAATCCCTTAGGATTAGGCGCTGGGATACTAATAGCGGATGAAGTGAATACTAAAACTACATTTGTTTACGTAAAACACTTGGGTTTATTGTCATCTGATGGTACAACTAGCTGCCACGCTACTAATGATTTTGTTGTTTTATGTAATGCAGACGGAGAATTTGATATGATAAAGCTACAACCAGGAGAATTTGCTTTCTTCCCACTACACGAATGTGATGGTAGTGATGGTGGTGCAAATGAAATCGGTGGATTGAAGGTAGAAGGTGGTGGTGTAGGAGCTGGGGGAGCTGCCCATGTAATGATAGAGTACGGATACTGGACAAGAACATAACAAATAAAATAAATAAACATGCCAATAATAACGCCTACATTAACAATAACATCGAAAGCACATAGCACAGCTAGTGATTCAGGACCAACAACACAAGCTTTAGCCGTGTCAGTTACGGATTCTTTAGATATAACAGAGGTTAGACAGGTGGTGAGAGATGTATCAACAACCGGTTCTATTATCTTTGATGCAGATGGTTCCGTAAATTCTTTTTCTGATGGCACAACTGTAGCGGGAACCGATGGAGGATTTGTGTTTATAAAAAATTTAACAGAAGGCATGACAACTACAGCTGATATATATATTGGCTTTAACACTGGAGCTGCTGAAATGCACGATACAGGTGGTGAAGAAGGAAGTAGATTAATGACATTGAAGCCAGGTGAATTTTCATTTTTTGCTTGGGATTTAGAAAAAGACATAGTTGTAGACGCTAGTGCCGCTGTTAGTGGAGCGTTAGAGGCCACATTGTTTCTAAGAACAACGTCAGTATAGCATAAGGAAAATCCTTATACCAATTAATAATTAAAACCAAAAACAATGACATACATATACTATAAAAGTAGTAGTTATACTACAGAACCTAAAATTTCAGAAAAACAAATGGATGAATGGAAACATTTAGCCACTAAAAAGAACTGGAGAATTACGCAACTACCTAACGGGTACTACCAAACAGAGGTAAACAAGCCCGATAATAAAGAGTCTTGGGTAGATATTACGCGAAGAGAGACTATGGAAGGCGCAGAAGCTGCAATAAATGGTAGCGTAGAGCACTTTACTAAAAAATTAGAGTATATTAAGGGCCCTAAGGTCGTAAAAACTTTTAAATAATATGGGATTTAAGCTAGGGGACGAAACAAGAGAAATAAAAACTGCAGAAAATACTTCAATAAAAGTTAAAAACCCTGCTGTTTACTCTGTACACCAAAAAAATTTAGGTGGAGGTACCCTAGGTAGAGCTAATATGGATGGGTCTATAGATGTAGACCTATCCATTAACTTAAAAAGTAAATTCGGTAAAAAATTAATAAAGCATGAACTTTGTCATGTTGATCAAATCCAATCTGGTAGAGCCGCATATGGCGACGGTTGGGTAATGTGGGAAGGAAAAATATACTTTAGAAAAAACGAAAACGGCACTCCGGTTGTGGATGGGCCGAACGGTAGATGGCCCGAAGGACATCCCAACCATCCGTGGGAAGCAGAAGCTATAGAAGCGGAAACTAATTAATTAATTAATAAACAAATAAAAAATAAATTATTATGGCATTTAAAATGAGAGGTTTTGGCGGATATTCCCCACAACACCAACAAAAAATGGGCATGGCATCAGGTGATAACATGATGTCTAAAAACAGTGCGTTTTTAAAAGAAAAAACTGCTTATGAAAAAGCACTAGAAAACGATCCTAACTTAGAAAAGTATTTTGCTGAAAGAAAAAAATACAAAGCTGGATCAGCAGAGTATGAAGAAATACAAGCTAAAATTAACAAAGCATACGGTAAAACAAGAGACGAAGACTTAAAAGCAGCACAGGTAAAAAAGCACGCGAAAGACGAATCTAGATCTGAGGGAACTAAGGTAGAACCTGTAAAAAAACCAGAAGAGAAAAAAGAAGAGGTGGTAGAAAAATCTAAAACACAAACTGCTTCTGCTACAGAGCACCAAACAAGTAAGTCTGCTAGAGGTCAAAAGAAAGCTCAAAAGAAAGGAACTAGAGCGGCTATCAAAGCTGCTATAGCTGCACATGGTAGAGGTTCTAAACAGCACAAAGACGCGATTGCGGCTCATAAACAAATGAAAGATGTTAAAGTAAAAGACATCAAAGCTGAAAGAGCTGCTGCTGCCAAGCCAGAAGAGAAAAAAGAAGAAGAAGTAAAAACAGGTGACACTAGCGATATATTTGCAAAAAAATATAAATAGTTACAAGAAGTAGAACTTTAAATCTACACAAGTTAAATTAAATTAAATTAAATATTATGGAATACAATTTACCAAGTGAGTTGGTAAAAAACTTAGACTTCGGTGATGACGCTAAAAAAAGAGTTATCACCGGGGTTAATAAGTTAGCCCAAGCTGTTAAGTCGACGTTAGGTGCATCAGGTAGATGCGTGATATATGAAGACGCAAGGGGCAGACCGGTCATAACAAAAGATGGTGTAACCGTAGCGGAAAGCGTAGTCTTATATGATCCGGTTGAAAACATGGGCGCAACTCTAATTAAAGAAGCGGCTAGGAACACAGTTCGTGATGCTGGTGATGGTACTACTACTGCCACAGTTTTAGCCGAAGCAATAATCAAACAAATAGACGCTGCGATCGCAGAGGGTCTAACAATCAGAGAAATTAAAGATGGAGTAAATGAAACACTAGATAGTGTCATTAGCTATTTAAATGATAAGGCTATAGATGTTGAGGGTGATATGCTAAAGTCAGTTAGTTCTATTTCATGTAACAACGATAGTAAGCTAGGTGCTATAATATCTGAAGCTTATGAAAAGGTAGGCAAGGATGGTGTAGTGCTAATGGAGGAAAGTGAATCAGAGGACACATACGTAGATGTGGTAGATGGTGTACAAGTGGAATGCGGAATGACATCACCTCATTTTGTAACTAATACAGAAAAACACTTATGCGAACTAGATAATCCATTAGTTTTTATCTGCTCTTCTGAAATACCAAACGTTAGAAAGATCCAAAGCATACTAGAGCATGTTATAAGAAACAACCGATCTTTACTTATAGTAGCTCCAGTAGCACAGCAAGTAAAGTCGGCGCTTTTAATGAACAAAGTAAAAGGGACTATTAAAGTTAATATTATCGACTTGCCAGGCTTTGGTCCTACTAAAAAGGACGCTACAGAAGATTTAGCTATATTAACTGGAGCTACAGTGCTTAACGAAGAGTTAGGTGATGATTTAGATCTTATGAAACCAGAGCATTTGGGTGAAGCTGAGTTTGCTGTAACAAATGACAAGAATACAGTGCTTACTTTACAAGGAATGACGCAGGGTATTGAAAATAGAATAGATGAATTAAACAAGCATATAGCTGAAGAACAAAATGGTTTTATTAAAAAGAAACTAGAAAATAGATTAGCTATGCTTTCAGGTAGTGTAGGTATAATAAGGGTAGGTGCTAATTCTAAAGTTGAACTTAAAGAAAAGAAAGATAGAGTAGAAGATGCTATATATGCAACTAAAGCTGCTTTAAAAGAAGGTATTGTGCCAGGAGGTGGAGTAGCTCTACTAAACGCTAGCCAAGAAATTTCGGCCGGACAAGCCGGCAAAGTATTACTTAATGCTTTATCTGCTCCATTTAAAACAATACTTGACAATGCTGGTTTAATGCAGGTAGCGCCAAGGCCTGTTAAAGGTGTAGGTGTAGACGTTGTAACTAGTAAAGAAGTTAACATGATTAAATCTGGTATTATTGATCCAGTGCTTGTAACTAAATCTGCGCTTAAAAATGCTGTGAGTGTAGCTTTAACTATTATGTCAGCAGATTGTGTAATATCAAATATACGTATAGACAATGCAAGCAGTTAACGATTATGTAATAGTTGATATAATAAAAGAAGGACCAAAGAAGATTGGTGGACTTATATTAACTGATGAAACAGATGAGACAAACAGATATAAAAAAGCTAATATAATTTCAGTGGGAAATGATGTCCCTATTGTTAAAAAAGGCGACAGCGTATATTATGATGCTGTTGCTGGACATGATATAGCTTATAACGATACTATGTATCGGGTTATACGCGCTAGGGATATAGTTATAGTAGAATAATTACTATTTACTAAAAACGTGTAATCTCTATTAAAGAGATTATACACAAACCACAACCCATAACCCTTGAACAAAAAATCAAAAACAAATTATTAATAACTTAAAAAATTTAAAAATGGATAGATTTATTTATATTCGAAACGACGAAGATGATGCTTACATGAATAAAGTGTCAAACTTTAGAGGAATGACTCAGACTGGTTCTGGTGCTGTAGTTATGTACTTTGAATCAGCTGTAGGTGGAGCAGGTACTCCTGACGCTTATGATAAGATTACTTTAGCCGTAACAGCTAATAGCGAAAAAGAAGCTATGGTAGCTATTGGAGGGGCTTTAGCTGGAGGCAAATCGGGTTCAACGGCGGTTATCGCTGATGATCACGGTTCAGCTTATTGCGATGATACAGTAACTGGTGTTACTACTATCGCAACTGCTTCAGGTGGAACGCTTTTAAATACTAGAATTATAACATCTAGTGGTGCTATTGCTGCTGGAGAATCTGGTACAACGTTCTTAATTAACACTGCTTCTGCAGATCTTACTTTACCAGCTGCTGCTGCAGGAATGAATTACAAGTTTATACTAGGAGTTGACGCTGACGCTTCAAATTCTATACAAGTAAACGCTGGTGATTGTTTCTATGGTACAGTAGTTGTTGTAAGCACAACTGCGGATAACACAGAAGTGCAGCATGTAACAAGAGCTGCTGCTTTAGCTGCTCCTGGAGATTTTGATTTCTTAGACTTTGAGCACGATGTTACTACTATTGGTGGTAAAGCTGGAGATGTTATTGAACTTACTTGTGATGGTGGTGCGTGTTGGCACGTAAATGCTACACTAACTATGGACGGTGATCCAGGTACTATCGCGGTTATCAACGCTGGATAATCTGAATGAGATTAACTAGTCACGATTTACGTGATTTACAAATCCTTAAGTATTACAGGCTCGTTAGAAAATGGGCCTGTAAAACTTACGGGTTAACAGACGCTGACCTTGAGTTATTAATCTATTTAGATTGCAAGGGGCGTTTTACAAGAAATGAATTTATTGACGGCACCTATACAATGAGTTGGGATAAGAACCGTTGGGAAAAATTAAGGAGGAATGGTTGGATAGAAACGTGGAGACACAGAAATAGAACAACCATCAAATACTCTGTATTCAAAACCTCCTTCAAGTGCTCACACTTGATAAGTAGAATATATCGTATACTTTTAGGGGAAGAAGATATACCTACTTCAGAATCAAATGTGTTTTTTAATAATCAATCATACACCGATAAGGTAATGAATAAGTCTATCGATGATATGATAAAAGATAATGAACGATGATAGGAAAATTTATAGGTGGCTTATTCGGCAAAGTAGTAGACAATGCAGAAGGAATACTTGATAAAGTTATTACAACAGACAAAGAAAGAGATGAAGCAAAACTCGCTCTTAGACGGTTATTACTCGATGCCGAAACAGAAGCTTTTAAACAAGAAGTCGAGGATAGAAAAAGCGCTCGTGATATGTACAAAGACGATGCGTTTATTCAAAAAATCCTTGCAACACTATTTACAGCAGCATACTTTGGATTAAGTTTCATGATGTTTAAATTTTTTGTAATGAGAGATTTAGAACTAGGTGAATTTGAAATAAGTTTTATTTCTACTATATTTGGAGCTATGAGTGCTAAGGTTAATACGGTAGTCGATTTCTTTTTCGGCGGATCGTCTAAAAAAAATGAACAACAAACTAAAAAATAAATAAAATGGGAAAATTTGTAACAACAGTTACTCCAGATTTTAATGCTGGTGCAGCAACAGGATCAGCTTATAGTGATAACGATATACTTTTTACTTGGACACCTTTTAATGTACCAAAAACAATAAGAGCTGTAGAACTAAAAAATATTTTTGCTACATGGCCAGGAACAAATGGCGCAACAGCTAACGTACATGATTTTAGCTTGTACTTTGCTAAAAGTATAAACGGTGAAGCCCCGGCTAGCTTTGGAACAATACATGCAGCACCAACAGTTGTATTATCTAATGCTTTTAGAAGAAACTTGCAAGGATACATAAAAATAGATGCTAGTGCTGGCGCTGAAGATCATCTTGGTGGCGGTGCTATAACTAGTTATAACGTTTTTAGCTACAACAAGAATCCCTACACAGCATCTGCTGGAAATTCAAATATATTTCTACAAAATGATGATACTCGTTTATTTCAAGGAGATTCTACTTATTCTGCTCCACCTGAAGGATATCAAACTTTTTGGGTGGCAGGTATAGCTCATGGAGCTTTTGATTTTGGCACAGATTTACAACTTAATCAAGTTGGTCATCAAGCTGCAGCAACAGCTGCAACGACCATCACTATAGAACAGGGTGGTGATGCTGCAGGTGTGGCTAATCAATCTTTTCAAAAGGGAGATGTATTAATAGGCGCAACTGGTGGACCAACAATGGAAATTACTGATATGCTTTCAGGATCCGCAACAACATTAACAGTAAAAAATATCAGTGAACAAATAGACAATAACGAAGAATTGGTATTGCAATATCCTCTTCGTATGCAATTTGGATTTGAATATTAAAACTTAAATTATAAATTAAATTAAATTAAATTAAATTATGGGAAAAAAAGAAGAGTTGGTTGACTTAAAACCAAAGGCAGATAAAATATCTGACGAGCATTTAAAAGAACTACAAGAAGTTGTAAATATTGTAAATAATTTACAATTTAAAATAGGGCAATTAGAAGGACAAAAACACAACCTATTACACGAATTAGGATTATCTCAAAAAAAGATAATTGATATGCAAGACACGTTTTCTAAAGAATATGGCACTTTTGATATTAACGTAGCAGATGGCACTATTAATAAAAAAGAAGATGAAAAATAATATCATTAGAAAAATAACTATAGGTAAAGATTACAAAAATGACGCCATGCACTATGCTGTAGAGCAAGAGGTTTATGGAGGTCATAAAATTTGTAATATAGAAGAAGAAGAAGATAAGTACTGTATTTATATTAGAAAAGACGAGGTTGTTATACCTTGGAAAGATTTTAATAAAAATATGGCTATATCAGTAGAGTATAACTTAGAATATTAATGAATGCTTATAAAGATTATGTTATCAGTCCTATTGGTGATCGCTATAATAACAGTATACGAGTCGGTGACAAAAAACTAGTACTTAATACTGAAATATTTAATCATCAATATATAAATAGACAAGCGAAAATTATCGCTACTCCACTATTATTTCAATCACCTTTAAACGTAGGTGATGAAGTAATAGTACATCATAATATATTTAGAAGATGGCATGATGTAAAAGGTAGGGAAAGAAATAGTAGATCTTATTGGAAAGAAGATAAATATATAATATCGCAAGATCAAATATATTTATATAAACAAAATGATTGGGTTGCTATGCCGGGTTACAGCTTTGTAAAACCGCTTAAGTCTATTAATAAACTAAACACTAAAGCAGAAAGACCATTAATAGGTATTATTAAATACTCTGACGGAACTTTTAATAAAAAAGAGTTGGTTGGGTTTACGCCTAATATGGAATATGAGTTTATTATAAATGGAGAAAGGTTATATAGGGTTATGAATAAATTTATTACAATTAAATATGAATATCAAGGAAACGAAGAAGAATATAATCCAAGCTGGGCAAAAGGCAGTTGAAGAATTAATTAAAGTTGCTAAAGAAGCTATTGTTGATTCAGATGACGATATATCCGCTGATAGACTAAAAAACGCGGCTGCTACTAAAAAGCTAGCTATATTTGATGCGTTTGAAATATTAAATAGAATCCACGAAGAAGAGAATATGCTAGAAGACAAACCTGTAGAAGAAGTAAAAAAGAAAGTAGAATTCAAAGGATTTGCAGAAGGAAGATCTAAGTAATGTACAAACAAACGTTATATAAGGTTGTAGAACCTATAAAGCTAAACACCATTAAAAGACTTAACAAGTCTAAAAAATGGAAATATGGTTATAATAAAGAAGCTGATATAGTTTCTATATCTAAAACAGGCATGATAGGTGAAGTTATAGAAATACAAGGTTTTCAAATAGCTTTACCAAAACAACCTAAAGAAATATACTCTTGTAGTAAGATCAAATCAGAGCAAAAGTGGAAACGGTTTCCAGCTAATCCTGATTTTAAAAGAATTAAAACAGTATTTGATTGGCAAGACTATCCTGATGATTTTAAAGAAAAGCATTACGGATATATAGATGAGGAATTTAAAAGAAGAGAAGAAGGATTTTGGTTTATGAATAACGGTAAACCAACGTATATAACAGGTACGCATTATATGTATTTACAATGGAGCAAGATTGATGTTGGGGCTCCTGATTTTAGAGAAGCAAATAGATTATTCTATATATTTTGGGAAGCTTGTAAAGCAGATTATAGAAGTTACGGAATGTGCTATTTAAAAAATAGACGTTCTGGTTTTTCATTTATGAGTTCAGCTGAAACTGTTAATTTAGCTACATTAGCTAGCGATAGTAGATTTGGTATATTATCTAAAACTGGTGCTGATGCAAAAAAGATGTTTACAGACAAGGTGGTACCTATTAGTATTAATTATCCATTCTTCTTCAAACCAATACAGGACGGTATGGACCGGCCAAAGTCCGAACTCGCTTATAGAGTCCCTGCGAAAAAATTTACTCGTAAAAAAATGAGGGAGCGAGAAGAGATTGATGACATGCAGGGATTGGACACTACTATCGACTGGAAAAATACGGGTGATAATAGTTATGATGGTGAAAAGTTAAACTTATTAGTTCATGACGAAAGTGGTAAGTGGGAAAGACCTGATAATATAAAAAATAATTGGAGGGTTACAAAAACTTGTTTGCGGTTAGGTAGTAGAATAGTTGGTAAATGCATGATGGGTAGTACTAGTAATTCACTTGATAAAGGAGGGGATAATTTTAAAAACTTGTATTATAATTCTGATGTTACAAAAAGAAATCGTAACGGACAAACTAAGTCAGGGTTATATTCTTTATTTATTCCTATGGAATGGAATTACGAAGGTTTTATTAACGAATATGGTCAACCTGTATTTAATATACCTAAGCAGCCAATGTTTGACCCGCACGGATTAGAAATAGATTACGGAGTTGTAGATCATTGGGATAATGAAGCTGAAGGATTAAAAGATGATCAAGATGCTTTAAATGAATTTTATCGTCAGTTTCCAAGAACAGAAGAGCACGCGTTTAGAGATGAGACTGGTAATAGTCTATTTAATCTTATAAAAATATATGAGCAAATAGATTATAATGAAGGAAATAAAAATTCATCAGTACTAACTCCTGGCAATTTTCAATGGACAGCAGGAGTTAAAGACACTCAAGTTACTTTTAATCCAGACCCAAATGGAAGATTTAAAATAAGTTGGGCTCCTGGAGCAAAGTTACAAAACAACGTTATTATTAAGAATGGCGTAAAATATCCAGGTAATGAACACATGGGGGCGTTTGGTTGTGACTCGTATGATATATCTGGAACAGTAGATGGTACAGGTTCTAAAGGAGCTTTGCACGGATTAACTAAGTTTTCAATGGAAGACGCTCCAGCTAATACATTTTTTTTAGAATATATAGCTAGACCGCAAACTGCTGAAATATTTTTTGAAGACGTGTTAATGGCATTAGTGTTTTATGGCATGCCGTTACTTGCTGAAAATAATAAACCAAGATTATTATACTATTTACGCAGAAGAGGATATAGAGGGTTTAGTATGAACAGGCCAGATAAAATATGGAATAAGTTATCTGTTGCGGAAAAAGAAGTTGGTGGAATACCCAATTCAAGTGAAGATATAAAACAAGCTCACGCTGCTGCTATTGAAATGTATATTAACGATCACGTTGGTTTATTGCAAGATGGCACTTACGGTAATATGTATTTTAATGAGACTTTGAACGATTGGTCTAAGTTTGATATAAATAAAAGAACAAAGCATGATGCCTCAATAAGTACTGGATTAGCAATAATGGCTTGTAATAGACATCTATATAGACCAAATCCAAAAATAGAAAAACAACCAGTTAATATTAGTATACATAAGTATAATAATAAAGGATTTCAATCAACAATAATAAAAGATAAAGCATGATATTTGAGAATCATATTAATTTTCCATCACAAGCAGTTAGCGATTTAGAAAAAATATCTGAAAAGTACGGACTTGAAGTAGCTAGAGCTATACGACAAGAGTGGTTTCATGGGACTACTTCTAAATTTAGTAATAATTTAAATAACTTTCATCAATTAAGATTATACGCTAGAGGAGAACAAAACATTCAAAAATATAAAAACGAGTTATCTATAAACGGTGACTTATCTTATCTTAACTTAGATTGGAAGCCGGTTCCAATTATTCCTAAATTCGTAGACATAGTAGTAAATGGCATGTCTCAAAGAAACTACGAAATAAATGCCTTTTCTCAAGACGAGTATGGTGTTAGTAAAAGAACTGAATACATGGAGTCAATGCTCCGTGACATGAAGTCTAAAAGTTTTAATGACATTGCTAAGCAGCAATTTGATATAGATCTTTACGAAAATGATCCAGAAACTTTACCTGACACAGAAGAAGAATTAGCTCTTCATATGCAACTTAGTTATAAACAAGCTGTTGAGTTAGCTGAAGAGCAAGCTATAAATGTTTTAATGGAACATAGTGATTATGATTTAATTAGAAGAAGATGTTTATATGATATAGTCACGTTAGGTATAGGCGCAACTAAAACAACGTTTGATTGGTCAGATGGAGCAAAAGTTAAATATGTAGATCCAGCTAACCTAGTATATTCTTATACAGAATCTCCATATTTTGAAGATATATATTATATTGGAGAATTAAAAGAAATACCAATAAATGAATTAGTTAAAGAGTTTCCTGATTTAAACGAAAAAGAAATAAAATCTATAATGCAAAATGCTGGAGCTAATGCTTACAGTAAAGCTAGATATCATAGAACAACTGACAAGAACAAAGTAGAAGTTTTATATTTTAATTATAAAACACATATGAATAATGTGTATAAATTAAAAACAACAGGTAGTGGCGCTGAAAAAATTATAGAAAAAGATGATTCATTTAACCCGCCGATTGAAAGTATGGGCGGCGATTTTAGTAAATTAGAAAGAGTTGTAGAAACTTTATATGAAGGTGTTTATTTAATAGGCGCTGATAAATTACTAAAATGGAAAATGGCTGATAACATGATGCGTTCAGATTCAGATTTTAGTAGAGTTAAAATGAATTATCAAATAGTAGCTCCTAGAATTTATCAAGGTAGAATAGAATCCCTAGTTAATAGAATAACAGGGTTTGCGGATATGATTCAATTAACGCATTTGAAGTTACAACAAGTTATGGCGCGTATGGTTCCAGATGGTGTTTATTTAGATGTTGATGGTTTAGCAGAAGTTGATTTAGGTAATGGAACGAACTATAATCCACAAGAAGCTTTAAACATGTTTTTTCAAACTGGTAGTGTTATAGGTAGAAGTTTTACATCTGAAGGACAGGGTAATCCTGGTAAAATACCAATTCAACAGATACAAAATGGTGTTGGTGGAAACAAGATACAAAGTTTAATATCTACTTATAACTATTATCTTCAAATGATAAGAGATGTAACTGGATTAAATGAGGCAAGGGACGCGGCTACGCCTGATAAAAATGCTTTGGTAGGTGTACAAAAGCTAGCGGCGGCAAATTCAAATACAGCAACAAGGCACATATTGCAATCAATGTTATTTTTAACAGCTGAGGTCTCTGAGTGTTTGTCATTAAGAATATCTGATATTATAGAGTATTCTCCAACTAAAAACGCTTTTATTCAAGCTATTGGCGCTCATAACGTTGCTACGTTAGAAGAAATGAAAAACTTACATCTTCATGACTTTGGTATATTTATAGAACTATTGCCAGATGAAGAAGAAAAACAAATACTTGAAAATAATATACAAGCCGCGCTACAGCAACAATCTATTGATTTAGATGACGCTATAGATCTACGTAATATTAGAAATATAAAATTAGCAAATCAACTTCTTAAAGTTAAAAGAAAAAAGAAAGTAGAAAAAGATCAGCAAATGCAGCAACAGAACATACAGGCTCAATCAGAAGCAAATGCTCAAGCTCAACAAGCAGCGGCGCAAGCTGAGGTTCAAAAGAAACAAGGTTTAGCTCAAGCTGATGCTCAATTAGAGCAAACTAAGAATCAATTAAAAACACAATACTTACAAGCTGAGGTTCAAGCAAAAAAAGAATTAATGCAATTTGAGTTTCAATTAAACTCACAATTAGAAGGCATGAGGCAGCAAACGTCTACCGCAAACGAAGCACAAAGAGAAGATAGAAGAGATCAAAGAGTCAACATGCAAGCACAGCACCAAATGGATATGATCGAGCAGAGAAAGCTGGGCGACAAAACAAAACAGGGTGATTCACTTAATAATTTTGAATCATCAGGTAATGATATACTTAGTGGAGGCGCTGGTATGGAAGAATTTAATATTTAATATTTTATAAAATTTTATTATGGAAGAAACAAACGAAAATGTTGTCGAGCAGGCAACAGAACAACCTATTGAAGAGGTTGTTGAACAAAAAACCGAAAGTCAACCTAGAAACGAAAAAGGTCAATTTACATCTAAAACAAAAGTTAGTGATGATGGCATTATTAAGGTTGACTTAAGTAAACCACCTCAAGTAAAAGAAGAGGTTGTTGAAGAAAAAGAAAACATAGTTAAAGAAGAAGCTCAAGAAGAGGTTCCGGTAATGGAAGAAATTACTGTAGATGATCTTAAAGAACCAGAAGCTGAAAAAATAATTGAAGAAACAGTTGTTGAAACACCAACTGCTGAAGAGCCTTTACCAGAAAATATACAGAAGGTTATTGATTTTATGAAAGATACTGGTGGGGATTTAAATGACTATGTAAATTTAAACAGAGACGTTAGTGAGATGGACGACTCTGAAGTGCTAGATGAGTATTATAGAAATACTAAATCACATCTAAGCCCAGAAGAAAGATCGTATTTATTAGAAGATAGCTTTGGTATAGATGAAGAAGCTGATGACGATAAAACAATACGAATGAAAAAAATAGCCCTTAAAGAGCAAGTTGCCGAGGCTAAAGCCTATTTAGACGGGCAAAAGTCTAAGTACTATGAAGAAATTAAAGCTGGGTCAAAGTTGACCGAAGAACAACAAAAAGCTATTGATTTCTTTAATAGATATAATAAAGAATCTGAAGAGCAGAAGAAATTATCTGAAGCAAGTAAAAAAACATTTTTAAATAAAACCAATAATCTTTTTAATGAAAAATTCAAAGGTTTTGAATATAACGTTGGGGATAAAAAATATAGGTTTAACGTTAAAGATGTTGATAAAGTAAAGACAACACAAAGCGATATTAATAATTTTGTCAACAAGTTTGTTGGTGAAGATAAAACAACTATTGATGATGCCGTGGGTTATCATAAATCTTTATTTACTGCTATGAATGCTGATACTATTGCTAAACATTTTTACGAACAAGGTAAAGCTGATGCAATAAAAAATAGTATTGCTAGAGACAAAAATATAAATACTGGCCCTAGACAAACTCATGGTGAAGCAAACGTTGGTGGTATGAAAATTAGAGCTTTAGGCGAATCCTCTTCTGAAATGAAAAACAGATCTTTTAAAATTAGAAAACGAAATAATTAACAATTTAAAAAGAATATATTATGGCAATTACAAATGGAGATAATTTGAATAGCGTTCCTGCTCCACAGCAGCAAGCGTTATCTACAAATTATGTCGACTTTACGAGCTCTGCAACAGAAGGTTGGGCTCAACAATACCTGCCTGACTTAATGGAAAAAGAAGCTGAAGTGTTCGGTCAAAGAACTATTTCAGGTTTCTTAAACAAAGTTGGAGCGGAAGAGGCTATGCAATCAGATAGAGTTATATGGTCTGAACAATCAAGATTACACATATCATTAATTGGTACTGTAAACGTTAATGAAAACGTAGATTCATCAGGAGCATCGGGTTCATTTACTGTTGTATCTGATATTGATGGTAACATTGCTGGTGATGGTTTTGCTATTGCTAGTCACGGTGTTAGAAATCATGATATCGTATTATTAGCATCTGCTGGTAAAGTATCAAGATGTTTAGTTGTAGCTTTTGATAGCTCTAATCATCAAAAAATGGGCCTTAAGCCTTACGATTCTGCTGATTTAACTGGTCACTCTACAGATGCAAGTGGAGCTACTTTATTAGTTATTGGTTCTGAATACAAAAAAGGTGATAACTACGATGGCGTTACTCACAGAGGATATGCTGAAGGTGATTCAGGTGAGGCTTCAAACGAGCCAAGCTTTAAAACTTTTACTAACAAGCCAATTATAATGAAAGACTTTTATTCTGTATCAGGATCTGATACGTCTAGAATCGGTTGGGTTGAAGTAACTAGTGAAGAAGGTCAATCAGGATACTTATGGTACTTAAAAGCTGAAGCTGACACAAGAGCTAGATTTAATGATTATTTAGAAATGGCAATGCTTGAAGCTGTTAAAGGTAGTAACTCAACTACTGTTGACGCTGAATTAGGCCACTCTACAGAATCTGACGCTGGTACTGAAGGTTTATTTGCTGCTATCGAAGATAGAGGTAATGTTACTTCAGGTGTTACAGGTGTTAACGCTGCTACTGATTTAGCAGAGTTTGATTCTATTTTAGCTGAATTTGACAAGCAAGGTGCTATTGAAGAATACATGATGTTTGTTAATAGATCAACTAGCTTAGCTATTGATGACATGTTAGCTTCAATGAATTCTTACGGATCCGGAGGTACTTCTTACGGAGTGTTTGAAAACGATGAAAACATGGCATTAAATTTAGGTTTCTCAGGATTCCGAAGAGGTTCTTATGACTTCTACAAATCTGACTTTAGATACTTAAATGATAAAGCTACTAGAGGTGGTATTAATGATGCTGCTGGATCTGCTGCTATTAGAGGAGTTATGATTCCAGCTGGTACTTCTACAGTTTATGACCAACAATTAGGTAAAAACTTGAAGCGACCATTTTTGCACGTTAGATATAGAGCTTCTAAAACAGACAATAGAAAAATGAAAACTTGGACTACTGGTTCTGTTGGAGCTGCTACATCAGCGCTTGATGCAATGGAGATTCATATGTTATCAGAAAGATGTTTAGTTACTCAAGGTGCTAACAACTTTATGTTAATGAAGTAATCTTATTTTAATATGGGGCGGCACGCAGGTAAAAGCACTCCGCCCCATTTTTTTTAATTTTTATTATATTATATTATGACAAAGAAAAATAAAAAAACTAAGGTTGAAGAACCTGTAGTTGAAGAAATGGTGGTTGAAAAAACGCCAGTGGTAAACGAACCACAAAAACCTAA